TAGTCTTTGTTGATCTAACAATACGTCATTTCTTTCTTTTTCTTCTTTAAATTGTTGTTGTGCACTGAACTGATCTTGCTTCTGTTGTATTTCTTGTCCTCTTAATGCCAACTCTTGTTTTCTTATTGTTACTAATGGGTCCTCTGTTGGAGGCGGTGTAATTGATTGTGCATATTGTTCACTTATTTCACTTGCTAATTCCGCTGCTCTTGCAGCAATTTGATCTTGTATCTGTTTCATTGCATTAGGGTCCTGTTGCATCATCATTTGTTGCTCTGGTGGTATTTGTGCTGTTACTTCTTGTTGTGCCTGTATCTCTGACATTAAAGCAATGTGTTCAGATATGTGACCTTGTAGATTCATAACAATAGAAGCATTTGATTGTGCAATTGGTGTGGCTATCATAGCTAAATGAGCTGATATGTGTGCTTGATGGTTTTGTTCTGGAAATGCTTGTAATACACCACCCCTTAATGCTTCTTGATTTTCTTTAGCTGGATTCATGGGCATCGGCTGTGGTGGAGGCTGCAACACAGCGTCTATGTTTGTAACACCTAATGCTTCATACATCTTTCTATAGGCTTGATACATTCCGTTTTGCCCATGAATTTCTGGATTGCTTTGTGCTAATTGTAATTGAGTTTGAGCTAAAGCAATACGTTGTGACATAGAAAATATATTAGGATCTGATACTGGTAAGACATCTATTCTTTGGTCAAAATCGGATTGTTTTATTTCTGGCGGAGCACCTGGTACTTGATACGGATATAGTGGTGTACCCATTGCAAATATTCTAGATAGAATTTTAAATTCTATTTTTTGTGAGTAATGAAGACGTTTATGAATAGCTGACATAACCTTTGTGCCACGTTCCATAATAGCCATAGTTGTGCCTACAGGAGCGTTGCCTTGCATCTCGCCAACTTTCATATCAGCCATAGATGCAAAACGTCTGCCAGAGTCTATTAATGTTCCCATTAGAGAATATAATGTTTGTGATGGTTCTTTAAATGGCAATGGCATAATAGCTTGACGTAAATCCATACCTACCATATCCACATCTCTAAATTCACCTGGATTCAGAGGTGTTTCATCGTCTCTAATTCGTGCACCTCGTGCTTTAAATCCAGCAGGTAAATTTGATAATGTTCCTGCATCTATTAATTGTCTTAAAATTGATGTCGAAGCTCTTGATAAGCCTCCTATCATATGTGTAAGACCAAAGCCATAAAACCCAAGACCAGGCAGAAACTTATAGTGTACAAAGTAAGGTATTTTACTGCGTAACGGATCGGCTTCGTTGAAATTCCTTTTGATTGATAATACTTCACCAGATGACTCCACGATTGTCACGATATAAGGCATCTTGAGTCCAGTGGTTTCGCCTTGAGGGTTCATATCCTCAAATCCTGGTAAATCTAAATCTGTGTGTATTTCATATAAAGTTAATTCTTCGTTGTAACTTGATGAACTCATGCCTTCAATATCTTTGATTGTTTCTCTTACCTCATCATAATTATCTGTATCAGCATCTGATGAAGGTAAATCTATATCTTTGTAGAACCCAGTAAGTTGCAACTTTCTTATTTCATTCGAATCCATGCGAATGACATGACATATCCTAGTGGCAGTCTTTAAATCTGTAGCGTTATACGGAACAATTAAATCTTCCGCATGTACAAATTTAGACACAGCTCGTTGCATAGATGGGTCAAAATAAACTTTTTTAAATGATGAACCTACGATTGGAAGATAAAATAACATCTGATCTAATTCTGGATCATACTCTTCCATCTCGTATGTTATTTGATAATTCATGTAATTCTTTACACGTTCAGCCTGTGCTAAAATTTCAGGTGTTTCTTGTCCAATGACGGCTGTTTTTACAGGACCTCCTGCAGGTAATAATTCTCTATATGCTTGTGCTTGAAACTGTGTAACAGATTCAGCTAATAATGGATGCACTATGCCAGAGGCACCTTCAAAAGGTTCTGCTCTGTCTTCATAATTCATTCCTAATAATTCAAGACCATTTTTGTATTGATCTTCCCACTCTTTACGAGAGTTTGTATCTTCTTGTATTTCGTTAACAAGTTCGGATGATATTTTGCCTAAATCAGCTTCATCCATAAAATCGGCAAGGTTTGCATTGAAAGGAACTTGTATAGGAGCAACTTGTTCTTCTACTTCACCAATAACAATTGATCCATCATCCATTTCTGTGATGTTATCTGCAATCGGTGCTTCTTCGATTTCTATTGCTGTTACACCTTGAGGTGCTTCAACATTCTCTACTCCGTTAACCTTTTCAATAGCCATAATACTACCTTACTTTAAATTTGCCTCCAGCTCTTGCCATGCCCATGCCTTTGCAGACACCGCCACCAGAGCCCATCTTAACAGGTCCACCATCTTCAAATCGTTCAGCTAATGATGGGTCCATCTTTTGCTGCACTGCTTCTGGTAATTTTGAAAAACCTTTAAACTTAGCAGGCACTGCCTCACCACCTGCTTTCATTTCTTTGGCTTTTACTTTTTTAATTGCGTCTATTAATCCACCATCTTTCTTTTTAATTGCTAAAGGAACATCAGTACCCATAATCTTTTTTAAAACACTCATTGGAATTGGCTTAACTTTGACAGGATCTTTTATAACTCCAGGTATCTTAGGTCCCATTTTAACACCACTAGTTTTTTTTGCCATTTTACTCTCCTGTTTCTGGGTTAACTATAATTGATCGTGTCATGTCTACAATGCCACCTTCACTCATCATCTTAGGCATTATCATGTTTTTCTCTATATCCATTCCTTTAGGACTAGTTATACTTGCACTTTGTATTGTCAATTTAATCGGCTTTGTTTTAGTTCTTCGAGCTTTACCTGCACCTTTCTTAAACTTCGCAGTCATTTTTGCAGTTTCTTTTCTTCTCTTATCACCAAATGGATCAGCAGACTTAATTGACATTACATCATACCTTTAAACTTACCACCACGACCACCAATGACACCACCCATGTTCATCTTCTTGACTTTACCACCGTCCATCATGCCAACAGGTTGTGCTTTAGTCATGTCCATAACCTCACCACCCATTTCCATTTTTTTAGGTTTGCCTGCAATCTTTTTTGCAATTTCTATTTGCATAACTTTACCTATGTTTTTTATTGGGTTTGAGTATATATTAGCTTTAACTAAATCACCTGGGTTAGCTATTTTTTCTGCAAGCCTTTTCATTTTGTCTTTCATCAATAATACTCCATTTTTTTTCTATAAACTGGTTCTGGTTCATCGTCATCAGGAGTAGTGATGAAACCACCCTGTCTAAATCTTAGTATAGCCTGTGTCATTGAATCTGCCAAGTCATCATAATCTCCATGTGGAAAACTCGCACATTCTTCAACAACTTCCTCCGCAAAATTAGCATCTGGTCTGTAAACCATACCACTCTCAAAGACAGGAGCACAAGCATTCATTCTTGCAAACTTATCAGCACCTTTGCTCGGTGTAAAGGGTGTAACTGGAATACCCATACGTCTAAGCTCTTGTGTCAAAGGCGTACCACTAGCTTTTTGCTCAATTAAAATCATGTCAGGATCATATGCTTCGCACAATTCTTGTGCTTTAAGCTTAAGTTCTGGAAAATCCCAACGACCTTTTTCTGCATCAAGCAAGATGATGGCATCTCCTTCTCCTTCAATAGGTGTAAAAATGCCCCAAGTAGTAATAGCACTATAGTCAGAGCGATCAGTCTTTGTGAAAGCCGTGTCATAGGACTGTATGATGTATGAACACGGAGGTGGCTCACTACGATCCCAAACATTCCACCACTCCCTTTTTATTATTGCACCCTCTTCCGCAGTCGGGTTCTGCATATATTGAGAGTTCCATTTTGACACAGGTATTGACGCTTTGACAGCCTCTAATTCATCTTTTGACCAATATTCTTTCCATAAAACATTGCCTGTGTCTGGAAATATAGCAGGAAACTCCACGACATCCCACCTATCAGCTCCACCTTCAGATTGTTTTTGTAAAACCCTAGCCGTTAAATCCTTTATACCCCATCTGGTCATAACAATGATAATTGAACCACCTGGTTGTAATCTTTGACGTGGACCAGATGTATACCACTCGTAAATACTATCCAAAGCCGTTGGACTTAACGCATCTTGCTCTGATACTGGATCATCAATGATACACAAATCAGCACCACGTCCAGCTAACGCACCTCCAACTCCAACAGCGTAGTATTCTCCGCCACCATTTGTTGACCAACGACCTGCAGCCTTCGCATCAGATGCTAATTTAACATCTGGAAACACATCTCTGAAATCTTCGCTATCAATTAAGTTTTTAACCTTACGACCAAAGCCGACAGCAAGTTCTGCCGTGTGCGTTGCTTGTATTATCTTTAAATCGGGACGTTTTCCCATCAACCACGCAGGAAATAAATAACTTGCAAACTCCGACTTTGTATGTCTAGGCGGCATGTTGACAATTAAACGCTTGATCTTGCCATCTGCTACATCTTGAAGCTTTTGTCCGTATATCTTATGATGCTTGCCTTCAATAAATCCAGACCAAATATTTTTCACAAATGTTAAATAATTTTCTTGTGATTCAGTGCGTTCTTCAAGTTTCTTAAGCCTTCTTATTAAAGGAGCTGCCTTTTGTAACTCCTCATCAGATAAATATTCGGCATATTCTAAATTGGTCATGCTACTTTAGATAAAAACCTGTCAACGGCTCCAACAGCTCCACCATCTTGTAATGATCTAGGTGCCTTAACCCCTGTAATTCTCTCAATTAAATCATTTAAATTACCAGCACTGAAATCAACTGGTGTAAATGAAGCAGTGGATTCAGGAAACTTAGACTTAACTACTGTTGGATCTGGATCTCTTACTGGAACAGGAACTCCACCACCTATTACGTTTGGTGGCTTGTCTTCTTCTTCCTCTTCTTCTGTCGCTTTTTCAAGAAATTTCTTAATAGGATCTTCATTGTCATCACCAGCTTGAAACTGCTCTAAATCACGACCCTCAATCAAATTACCAAACTCATCTTTAGCACCAATAATCCTGCCAGTATCTGGATCAACAACTGCATCTAATCCCTTGCTGACAATCCCATCAAATAATCGTCTGTCAAAAAATGACCCAGCTTTATTTGCTATTGCTGCAAGTAAACTTGGAAACTCTGCATCACCAATCTTGAATGTGGACTTAAAAGCTTCTGGTCTGTTCAATATATCAGCAACTCTTTCTTGAGTTACATCACCTACAATATCAGCAACATCTAATTCTGGTTCAACATCGTCACCTACAATCGATACATTCGGATCAATTGGCTGTGTAATATCTCTACCCATAACATTTCTTGATTGTAAATTAGTTGCATCTATCGGAGGAATCCCAACTCCTAAAGATTGTCTTGCCGCTAAATTATCTTGCTCTGCTTGATTCTTTTGTCTTTGTGCCGCTGCACCACGATCTAATAGTTCTTGAACTCCAGCACTCTGACTAGTCGGCTGAATTGATGTTGTATCAATGTCGAATACAGTGTCTACTGTTGGTTGCTGTCCAACAACATTTTGTGAAAAATTAGCTAAATCATCACTGAAAGTCGTAGGACCTAACGCCCTTCCTCTTTCTTCTAAAATATTCTGTTGTAATTGCTCACCAATCGTTGGCGTTCTATCACCAACTAAATTAGCAATAGCCCTAGCTTGATCTTGGGCAACTGTGCTTCTGGTAGAGCCTACTGTCGGAAGATTACCAGCACCTGGTAGTCCAATGTTTTGAAAAGTAGGTTGTATGGCAAATGGATCTATAGGTGATCGAACATTAAACTCACCTACTGGCAAAATGCCCTCGTCAACTGGTGCTGGTGATGTTGCAGGTGGTTTAACATCAAACTCACCAACGGGTACAATGCCTTGGTCAACTGATGGTGTTGTTGTTTGTTGAAGATTTCTTTCCATTAATGGAGTGCCAAAAACACCACTTGAACCTGGCGGAGATATAATTGAAGTTAAATCACCACCTTTAGTTGCTTCATATTCAGGTGTGCCAGGCGTTGTAGCTTGAATTAAATCTCTAAAACTAATATTAGCAGGTATTTGAACACCCTCTCTGTTAGATCTTTCAAAAGCTTTTTGAATATCGTCAGTCTGCGCTGTCTTTTGTG